CTGTAGCTACTTAATAAAAAGCTACATCGTTGGAAAATTCACTCCACATTACAGGCTCTCTTGCACTCTACTAAAAAATCAGTTATAACTACCTTACTATATATTTAAATAAACTTATTGAATACAGACGCATATAGTCGACTTCCCTAGGGACTGTATTTAAAATATCTAGGAGGATATTAATATGGCTAACACAACTTTTTTAGGAAACGTTAGAGAAAACGGAGACGGCTTAAGAACTTCAATAGCTGGCTCTATGTGTGCAACAGCAAATTTTCATATACCAAATACTTTAACAGCTGGTGATGGAAATGTACAAAAATCAGAAACAGATACAACTTCAGTAGTTTTACCAAAAGGTGCTGTCGTTTACCAAATAGCAATTTGGGATGCGAGCGGTACTGGAGGTGCTACTCAAGATATTGGTTATACTCCAGTAGGAACTGGAACTGTAGTTGCAGATCCAAATGGTTTGGCAATTGCTCAACCAGTTACAGCAAAATCTCTTTCAGTAGTAGGTGGCGCAACTGATGGTGCAGCACTTGGTGGTATTTCAACAATTATTAATGCGGTTGAATATGGACCAGCTATTGTAAATGCTGCGGGCGCAAGAGAACAATTAACAGTTACTCATGAAGCTAATACATCTGCAGCAGGTTCTGCAAGTGGTACTCTTTACTACTTTGTAGCTGACGAAAAAAACGGCGCTGAAAGTAATTAATTAATTATCTATGCTCCTTTGGGAGCATAGAATAAATTAGGAGAAAAATAAAAATGGGAAACTCATACTCAAGCGATCAAACAACCTTAAATCTTGCTACTATTGGAAGTGATACTTTATCAAGATTAGGTAGAGCTAGAATTACTTCTATTCAAGGAAAAGGAATAGCAAGTTCTACTTTATTACTCTATGATGCAGCAACAGCAGGTGCGGCAGCAGCTGGAAATTTAGTAGCTACTTATAATTATGGCACTGAAGGACTAGAAGTTTATGTTCCAGGTTCTGGTATTTTATTTAAAAATGGAATTGTTTATAATTTAGCTGGATCAAGCGGAAGCGTTACTTTAACTATAACTGGCGGATAAGGTTTTTACATGGCGACTATTACTTATACAGTTACGGTTGCAACTGGTACTAACCAATATAGTGCGGATCAAAACAAGTATTATATTAATGGTACAGTTAGCCCGACTATTCAGTTACAAGAAGGTAATACTTATATCTTCGATACTTCGGACACTACTAATGGTACTCACGTTTTTGCATTTTCTACAAATCCAAATAACTCACCAGCGGCAGCTTACACAACTGGTGTAACTACTACAGGAGTATCAGGAAATGCAGGATCAAACACTACTATTATAGTAGGAAACTCAACTACAAGAACTAATCAAACTGTACCTAATTTATTTTATTATTGCACTCAACATGTTGGCATGGGTGGTGATGCACCTACTATCACTCAATCTTCTGGAGTATCTAATAAATTTAATCCAGCCATAGACGACATTATAGAAGAAGCTTTTGAAAGAACTAATATAAGAGGTACACGAACAGGTTATCAATTAAGATCTGCAAGAAGATCTTTAAACATAATGTTTCAAGAATGGGAAAACAGAGGAGTGCATTTATGGAAAGTAAAATTAGCTAAAGTACCTTTAATTTTAGGTCAAGCAGAATATAGTTTTGCAACAGATTCTATAAATTTTCCAAGTGATATGAGCGATATGTTAGAAGCATATTACAGAAATAATACTACAACAACTAATCCTGCTGATATTGCATTAACACAAATTAGTAGATCACAATATAATGCAACACCAAATAAATTAACACAAGGAACTCCTTCTCAGTTTTATGTAGAAAGAAAAATTAATCCTAGTATATTTTTATATGCTACACCAAGTTCAAGTGTATCAAGCACAACTACACCAAGTAATTTTCAATTTTGTTTTTATTATTTATCTAAAATAGAAAATCCAGGAGCATATACAAATGTTTCGGATGTAGTAAACAGATTTTATCCATGCATGATGTCAGGTCTTGCATATTATTTAAGTATGAAATTTTCTCCTGAAAGAACTTTAGATCTTGAGAGAATTTATGAAAGTGAAATGTTAAGAGCTTTAGATGCAGACAATCAAGGTACATCTACATTTATTTCTCCACAAACATTTTATGGAGATGGAGTAATGTCATAATGGGAGTTTTTGCAAGAGGTAAACAAGCATTAGCAATTTCTGATAGATCAGGATTAAGATTTCCATATACAGAAATGGTTAGAGAATGGAATGGATCTTTAGTTCATTACTCAGAGTATGAACCTAAACAACCACAACTTGAACCTAAACCAGTTGGCAATGATCCTCAAGCTTTACAAAATCCTAGAGTTCAAGCAGCTTCTACAGCTCAATTAATTTTATTAGATCCTAATCCTTTTGAAATTATTATTTCTGGTGGTAATACTTATGTTAATGTTTATTCATTAGATCATCAAAGAAAAGCTGATAGTAAAGTTAGATTAAGAGGAGCACCTTTAGTTATTTCAAGTGGCTCTGGTGGAGCTGACGCTTATAATTTACAATCGTTTAGTGCTATACCTAATATTGCTGGTGTAACAGATATTGATTCTGCAACTGGTTTTACAATTCAGTTAGGTAAAATAGATGCAGCAGGAAATGTAACTGGTAATACTACAAGCGATGTGTTAACTAATCCAATTAGTTATTTTTATTTTCAAAGTGGTGATGCTGCTACAACAAGTGGAGTTAAAGGTGGTTTTAATGGATGTTCAGCTGGACCCGTAACATTGGAGGCATTATAATATGGCATACACTTTAGCAAACTTAAGAACAGATATTAGAGGATACACAGAAGTATCGGATACAG